ATTCCGCGGCCAGGCGCGCCACCAGCGCCGAGACGAAGAACGCCGGGAAGTCGCCTTCGCTCGGGCGGAACAGATAGCGCAGCACCACCTCCTCGGCGTCACTGTGCAGCTGCCGGTTGACGATCTGGTAGACCATGCCGCGCCCGCGCACCTCGTCCCCGGCCGAGAGCGCCTTGAGGAAATCGAGCGGCAGCTGATAGGCGAAGGCGAAATCGGTGGTCGGCTCGACCGCCAGGCGGGCGAGCTTGGCCTGCGCCGTGGCGAACGACCAGGGATGGGCCGACAACAGCGCGTCGCGTGCGATCGGGTACAGGCGCGCCGCGACGCGCGCTTCGACCGAGCCGTCCTCGAAGGAGCTGATGCCATCCGCGCCGAGCTTGATCAGCGCGCTCGAACACAGCTCGATGCTGCTGAGGGTCATGACGGGAGTCCTTAGGACCGAATTCCAGAAATCGCCGGGCTCAGACGGCCCAGCCCAAGCGCGGCCGCAGCCATTGCCAGAAGCGTTGCCGCTCGACCGTCAGGAGGGCGATCACACAGTCGCCGGACTGGTAGCCGATGATCAGCGGCTTGCCTGGCAAGGCGTAGACGGTGACGCGCTCCGGCCGGACCGGCAGCGCGGGCCGCCGGGCCGCCTGCCAGAGCTCGACGAACGGCTCGAGCATCGCGTGTTCGAAGGCGAACCGCTCCACCGGCTGGGGAAACCGCTGCTCGAACCGCGCGACGGTGAGCCCGGGGCAGACGCGGGCGCTGACCTCTGGCTGGGCGCGCGCAGGCGCGGCGGCGAGCAGCGTGGTCGAAACCAGCAAGATGCTGGCATGAAGCTTGCGCATGGCTGTCTCCTGGCGGAGCGGCGGTGCCGCTCCCAAGGCGGCGTGTCAGATCCGTGGCGACGCGCCGGTCGATCGCGGCCGGATCCGGCCCGGCAAGCGCCGGGCCGGATCGCTGCGGTCAGTCGGTGTCGACCGCCCCGAAGGGGGTCATGTCCGTGACGTCGACCACGCCGCCCGAGTTGGAGGCGACGATGAACACGCCCGACTGCATGGTCGCCTCGATGTTGGCGTTGGCGAAAATGAAATCGCCGACCCGCAGCATCGCCGCGGCGTTGTTGAAGTAGCCGGTGCTGTCGACGACGGCCGCCGTATCCGGCGTCTTGTAGTGCCACAGCGTGAAGCCGTTGGCGTAGGTCAGGGCACTCAGATTGCTCGCATCGTAGGCCATGCTTAACTCTCCAGGCTGGGCATCTCGATGACGCCGTCGCCGTCGATCAAGCAGGCGCCCTGGCTCATCGAATTGGACACGAAGTGCGCGGCCCGGTCGCCGTGCCAGGTGATGTCGGTGGTCACCTCCTGGCCGATGGCGTGGCCGATGGCGCTGCGGTGGTACCAGAAGCAGCGGCGCACGCCCGCGTTGAGCACCAGCCCGGAATGCGGCAGCCACAGCGTGCCCAGCCAGCGCTTGGCCTGGGTGCCGCGCCACGGCAACTCGTCCGGGCCGACGAAATCGGCGCTCGCGAACTCGGTGATCTCGAGCAGCTCCGACCACTGCTTCCAGCCGATCACGGCGTAGCGCTGGCCATCGTCCGGCACGTCCTTGTCGCCCAGCATCTCGAACGCCTCGAGCACCTTGGCCTTGGTCAGGCCGTCGACGCCGGAGCCGGCCGTCTGGACGGTCTGGCCGAGCGCTGTGATGATCATCTCATCGGTCTTGCGCCCAAGCGCGAACGCGCCTGCATTGGCCAGGACCTGGCGCTCGTCGATGTTGATCTTCAGCTCGTCCAGTTGGTCGACCCAGTCGCCGGCATAGAAGTCCTGCAGCTGGCACTCGACCGGGGTGTGGTCGACGTTCATGACCGGCACCATGCCGTGGCGCGCCTTGGTCGAGGCGCTGCCCTTGCCGACCTTCTGGAACACGGTGGAGCTGCCACGTACGCCGTTCTTCGCGCGCACGGTGTTGCGCAGCTTGGAGCCCATCCGCTGGTAGGCCTGATGGACTTCTTCCTCGAACTGCTTGATGAACGCTTGATCGATACTCGTGGACAACGTTCGTCCCTCCTTGGGGGTTGCGAGAGACGACGGCGGTTGGTCCGCCTGCGAGCGGGCCGCGGTCTCGGCGGGTGCGCCCCGCCTGGGCGGGTCACAGGTCGGCGCCATCGCCCAGGCACGTGCTCCGGACGAGGGTTGTGCCGCGACCTGCGGCCGGGAAGACTTGCCGCGCCGAGCCGATCGGCGCGCCTGGCTCACGACGGTGAATGCTCAGCCCGCATTCAGCCAACCGGTGCCGTCGGTCCATAGTGTGCCGTCGGACCACGGCTGGCCGCCCATGACGCCGTCGATAATCACGTTGATGCTCTGGGGCCGGATCACGATCCCGCCAAGCGGCATGGTAGCGCCGCTCAGCACGACCACGTTGCCGATGCCCGTGCCGTTGATGTTCTCGAGCGTGGTGACGCCCTGCCGGGCGATGTGGATGCCCGCGTATTGGCCTGGATGGCCGTTCGACGGGTCGCGTACGTGGTTGCGGTCGATCCGGAAATCCTTCTGCGCGGTCATGTGGATGCCGTCGCGTCCGGTGGTGTCGACCGTGCAGCGCTCGATCACGCCGTGCAGGCGCTGGGTCAGGCTGCCCTGGCCGCTGAGCGCGATGCCGTGATAGCCGCAGTTTTTGGCCAGCATCAGCACCACGGTGATGTCGTCGCTGTCGTAGGCGATCAGGCCGGAGCCATTACCACCGACCGGGGCAGGTACTCCGATGTTCCGTGCGATCAGATCGGCGCACAGCCACCGGTTCGAGCCGTCTTCCAGATGGAAGCCGTCGCCTTCGCACTGCTCAGCGCGGCAGCCGATCAGCCGGCCGTCGGTGATGCCTGCGAAGCCAAAGCCAATGCCCATCGAGCTCGCCTCGCCGATGTATCCGACCGCGCTGCAGCCGATCACGTCGACGAAGCTCGCGCCGAAAGTTGCACAGTTCAGCTGGACGCCGTCGCCAGTGGAGCCACTGCCGACATGCTGGAAACGCGAATCGCGTAGGGTCAGCCGAGCGAGACCTGGCGGATCCGCTGCGAGCACGCCAAAGCCCTTGCCCAGATGGTCGCAGACGGCCAGCAGCAGATCAGTGGTGCCGGCCTCGATGGACACGAACGCCCGTTGGGTTCCCCTGGACACCACAGACAGGATCTGTAGGCCGACCGCTCCGACGGCGCGAATGCTGTCTCCGCCGACCATGACGTCGGCCTGATCGAGCTCGAGCCCGTCGGTATCGAATGCCACGCCGGTCCCGGTCACCTCGAACAGGGCCGAGTTGGCTGGGAACGTTGACCTGGCCCGGATCTCGCCGTCGCCCCTGACCACCAGGCCATTCTGGCTGATCACCAATTTGTTGCTGGTGCGGAACGTGCCGCCCGAGATGATCACCTGATCGCCTGGCTGCCAGGCGTCGATGGCCGCCTGGATCGCGGCCGTGTTGTCCGTGACCCCGTCGGGCGTGCCGTTCGGAAAGTCCTGTGGTCGCCGGTCAACCACTTAAAGGCTCCATCTCGCGCTCGCCCAGTCGATCAGGCGCTGTTGCTCGATCACCGATAGCGCCCGGCTAGCGCCGAGCGTCGCGAGCACGTCAATCGCCGCATAGCCGAACGGCGCGCCGCTATAGCGTCCGCCGAGCAGGATTCCCGCGGGCGCACCGAGGCTGCCAGCGTAGGTATCCGTGCTCGATCCGGTGGCATCGCGCAGCTGTCCAGTGCCGGTCGCGCAGACCCACACCGCCGGCTGCGCCACGCCCCCATCCGCCCGCTCGAGCAGGAGCTCGTTGACCTCGGCCGAGCGACCGAACAGCTGCACGGCGAACGGGGCGGCGGAGGCGTTGCGAAAGGTCCAAAACGCAGTGTGGTCGGTACCGGCCGGCGGCACGGCGGACATGATTCCCGTGAAGTCGCCGCGGTCGCGCACGCGGTACACGACTCCGATCGAGAACGGCTCCAGCGCGGGCAGCGGCCCTGCGAGCTCCAGAAGGTCATCGACGCCGTCGAACTGCACGATCGTGCGGCCGTCGTCGTCGACGGTGCGGATCGGCGTGTCGGCGCCGGTCTGCGCCCAGTGACGGCCATTGCCGCTCAGATCGTTCCACTGCGTGACCTGGCTGCCGCTCAGGGTGAAACCACTCAGCTCGGCGTCGTGGAACCAAGCCAGCTCTTTGCCGATGAACTGCGGATTCCACGCCAGGCCATGACGTCTTTGCAGGTAACTTTCGATCTGATCCCGTTCGGGCGGCGCGAGTTCGCGCGTGTACAGGCCGATCTCGTACAGATCCACGGCGCCAAAGTTGAAGACCGCCCCTTGATTGTAGCGCGCGCCGACCACCATTACCGCCGGTGTGCCGAACGGCGCAAAGGTCGAAGTATCGCCTTTAATCCCGTTAAAATCGCGGAGCTCCACATCGACCCCATCGTTGTCGAAGGTGACGATCGCATACTGGATCTCCGTGGAGTCTACACCTTGAGCGACGACCTGATTGGGCCGGATCGATCGTCCGAACACTTGGATCCGCCGGTTTGCTACCTGTTCGTATTGCATCGTGAAGAACTGCTGGTGATCGGTTCCGGTCGCCGCTGATGCCGCGAAGATGCCGCGAAAGTCGACCGGCGTGCGGACCCGGTAGACCGCAAACAGGGTAAGCCCCCCGGACAGGTCGGGTGGAGCGTGCACCAGCAGGGCGTCGTTGACGCCGTCGAACCGCAGCAACATGCGCCCCATCGGGTCCGTGGTCAGGCTGGGTTGGCGTGACGCAAGCGGCTGGGCCGCGTGGTTGCCGTTGCCGCTGAGATCGTGCCAGGTGCCGCTTGCGTAGGTGCTTCCGACGGCGTCGTACCAGAACGCGAGGCCCGGTAGTCGCGTCGGCAGGAACGACGGCGCTGCGGACCGGTGCGCGGAGCTCAAGCGCAGACGGGCGGTTGCCCGTAGCCCAAGCGCGGTCATGGCTTGCCCGCCTCACCTGACGCCGGGCCGGTCGCCCGGTCGATCGGCCGGTGCCGACCGGCCGCGCTCGCGCCGATCACGCCGGCCACGTCTGCCAAGGGGGGCCGCTGGCGCCTTGGGCTTATGCCCAATCGTCCGCTCGGCCGGAGCCCGCGCGCCGTCATCGCTTACTGCCGCTCGACGATCTGCGCGTTGATCGCACCAGCGCCGACAGCCGAGATGATCGAGACGTAGCTCCACTGCTCGCCCTCGAACAGCGGCAACTCGTGCCACTCGCCTTCGGGCAGGTAGGGATCGTTGACGGTCGCCACGACGCTCGAATCGCCCTGCTTGAAGTGGCCCGCGCCGCCGATCGCGACGATACTGACCACGCCGCATTGGGCGGAGATCGCGGTGGAGTTGCGGGCGGCCGATGCCTCTGTGGGAGTCAGGTTGTGGACCGTACCCCACGGCATGATCGGCATGGGCGCCAGATCGTCGTCGCGGACGAGCTTGGTCGCGCCCGGCCCCTTGTGGCGGAGTCTGGCCATGGTCGTCTCCTTGTCGGCACCCGGAGGTGCCATGCATGGGTGTGAGGCGCCGCCGGAAGTCTGCCGGCGGGCTCGCCGAACGCGTCAGCTCAGCTCGGATAGAGGCGCTGGAAGCCCTCGGTCACCTGGGTGATGAACGCCGGATCGCGCTCGCGCCAGTAACGAGGATCGCGCATCATCCGGGTGAGCGTTGCCTCGTCGACACCGCCTTGAGGCCCGTTTGCCTCATTAAGGACGCGTGGCTCGCGCGCCTGCATCATCTGGTGCATGGCCACGCAGCCGTCGTAGCTTGAAGCCAGCGTGCGATAGACATCCTCGGCCAGGTTGGCCTGCCCCCAGGTCCTGATCTGGCGCGCCATGTTCTGCCAGGAAGCATCGCCGCCAAAGTGCCTGGCAAGGCGCTCGACGTCGCGCGCCGCGTGCAACTCGCCGACCACGTCATCGATCAGCGGCAGGACATGGTCTGCCGCCAGGTCATAGACCAGCTGCGCCTGCTCCTGCGTGAACCCGGCCTGATGCAGTCTGGCGTTGATCTCAGGCGTCGGCTCGAACAGCTCGTCGCGAGCTTCGATCTGATAGTCCTCGGGGGCGCCGGGCACACCAAGCGCCTGCCACAGGCGTTCGCGCCCTTCACGGTCGTCGTCGCCTGGCAGCGCCACCATCGAGCCAAGCTTGCGCTCGAGTTCCACATAGGACTTGAGCAGCGCGTCGGTGCGGATCGCGCCGGTCTCGCGGTCCCAGAACTTCTCGGGCACGCCCGCGGGGCGGAGGGGCAGTGCCGACGCCGGCTCGGTGGTGTCCGGAGCCGGCGCATCCACGGTATCGCCCACCGAAACCTGTTCGGCGGGCGGATCGACGAGTTGCTGAACCTGTTCGGTCATTGTCAATCCTAATCCACGCTGAAGGACATCATGATCAGGCGCAGCCGCGCTCGACCATGGCGACGATCTGGGCCACGACGCAGCGTTGCCCCTCGAGATGACGCAGCTCGGCATCGCTCGCGCTCGCCGGCAGGCGGCGCTCGAGCACGGTCCGCCTGAGGTGCCCGAGCACCACCCGGCCATCGGCGCCGGCAAAGCAGCGGGCGAAGGCGCGGCAGAGCGCCAGCTCCTCCGGGTCCGGCTCGACCGGCGCAGCGTCGGGGGCAAACCAGGCCCAACCGAGCGGGGTTGCGTCAACGGGCATCCCTCGCCCCCCTGTCCTGCGCGCCGTCCAGTGCTGAAAGCGCCGCGTTGGCGAGCAGCGCGGGCGCCTCGACATCGCGCATCAGATGGCCGGGCACGCCCAGGCGATCGCCAAGCCACCGCGCTGTAACGGGCTGATCGACCACGGCCGTAGCCTGGGGGCCCATCTGCGCCGTGGCCTCGAGCCAGAGCAGAGTCTCCCGCACGTCCTGCCGCGCCTGGGTGCGGGCGAGCGGCGATTTGTACTGCAGGTCGACCGTACGCCCGTCGAGGGCAAGATCGGGGATCTCGCCGCGTCGGCTCAGGATCGCGATGGCGCGGGTCAACAGGGGTGTCAGCAGCTCCGCTTGAAGCCGCCCATAGGTGGCGCCGAGCAGCCGCGTCGTCTCGCTCGCCCGTTCGACCACCTCGGTCGCGGTCATGCGTGGGCCGCCAGTCGGGCCAAGCCGGTCGACCAGAAGCGTGTGTCGGATCCTGGCACGCAGGTCGTCGAGTAGTAGGTTCGAGACATCGAACCGGCCGGGCGCCTGAAGTGGGGTGAGACCGGAGGAGCCGACCGCCTTGGGGATGATGCTGCCCGGCACCAGCTTGATGTTGGCCGGGTTGAGGACACCGTCGTCGTCGGCCAGCCAGATCCCGGTGACCGCGATCGAGGCGTTCTTGAGGATCAGCTCGACCACCTTGTTGACCGTCTTGATGTCGGGCAATGCAGTCATCACCGGGGAGCGACCGTAGATTTCGCCAGCGCCCTTGACCCAGCGGAAGCTGATGAACGGGGACTGATCGAAACGCCCGGCGGCGAGCAAC